TCTTTCTTTGAAGGATTTGCAGATAAAAGAGCTGCAGCAAAGTATTCAAATACATTATATCGTTCAAAAGGAACATTGTATTCAATACAACAATTCTTTAGAACATTCTTTTCCATTGACCCAGACGTAATCTATACTAAGAAAAATATATTTAAGGTTGGGGAAGAGGATTCTAAGATTGGTTTTAACTCTCAGAAGTTTATTACCGATAACAAATTATACCAGACTTTTGCACTACTTGTCAAGTCTGAAATTGCAGAAACAGAATGGAAAGAACCATATAAGTTGTTCGTCCATCCTGCTGGCATGTTTGTTGGTAGTGAAGTGCAAATTGTATCTGTGGGAACAGATGAAATTACCGCTCCATTAGTTCAACTTGAACCACCACCACCTATTACTATTGAAAATACAGGGTCGTTCAATGTGTTACCAACACTAGATTTAACTGCACTTGTTGATGACCTATATAGTGATTCAGATGGTATGTTAAGTAGAATTAATGCAGAACTTACTGATATCAGAGGGTTCAGACCAAATACTATACAGACTATTGAAAATCAGTATTCATCATTAAGAGAAGCACAAACTGCAACATCTCCAACATTTGATGATTCTGACCAGTTTGAAACAAATGGTATGGATTTATCAAATCATTTCCATTGGGAAACGATTGACCAAGAGAAACATATTTTTTATAGTGCAGATAGTGACCAATACCTAAAAAGTTTTACATTATAGTGTAAAAGACTTATAAATAGATTAAACAGACGGATTATCAAATGGCGAAACAAACACTAAACAGAGGAACTACAGCAAACGATGGTACAGGTGATACCTTACGTACTGCTGCTCAGAAAATAAATGAGAACTTTACAGAACTCTACACCTCTATTGGTGGAGATTCTGCTACTGCAAACGTAAAACTTGCAGCGGGGGGTGCAATCTTTGAAGGATTGGCAGTGAATGCCCACCAGACTATAGTTTCTCCAGTTGAACCAACACAAGATAATAACGTCTATATTCCAGATGACAGTGGAACATTAATATTAGACTCTTGTTCTCAGACATTATCTAACAAGACTATTCTTGTTCCGACAATGACAACACCTAAGATTCGAGATGCGAATGCAAGTCATACGTACAATGTAACCGTAGGTGATATAAGTGCAAATCGTAATATTGCGTTACCAGTCCTACAGAGTAATGATACATTTGTATTTGCAAATGCAACACAAACGTTACTCAACAAAACTATTGGTGGATTGACAGTTAACAATCCTAAGTTTGGTGGTATCTCAGGCGGGTCTTTACTAGTAGATAGTGCAGACAACGAATATTTAAAATTTGTAAAGACCGCAAGTGCAGTTAACTTTGTTACTATGTCAAACAGTGCCACAGGTAACAGTCCATCTATTGATGTAGACGGTGGTGACGCTAACATTAGTCTTGAACTTGCTGCAAAAGGTACTGGTGCGGTTGAAATTAAAAACAAACTTGTTCTTGAAAAAGGAACAGATGTTGCATCAACAACTGCTATTGATTTAAACGAACCATTAACAGTATTTAATTCTGGTTCACAAATCCTTCCAACTATCGGAGATGGAACAATTCAAGGGGAAGTAAAATACTTCAGTAACGTTGGTGCGGGTGAAGCAAGACTTACTGTAGGTAATACTTCAAATATCCATGGTGTAAGTAATAATGGCCATATCTCTTTCGGAGAAGGTGACGGATGTATACTAGTATGGAACTCAACTAAAAGCAAATGGTTTTTCGTGTCAAATAATGGCACAACAATAGGGTAATTGAAATGGCGATTATAACTCAAGATTTAAAGAAACAAGTATTAAAGGATATCAAATCAGATTTTGATTCCGCAAGTGAAAATTACTTTGCAGTAATAGGTCGCTCTGAAGATTGGAACGATTCTGACGTTGCACCAACTGTAATAAGTTCTGCAAGAGAAGAAAGAAACTTCCGTCTTGGAATACAATCTGCAAAAAACATTATTGATTTATCCTTTGTTGTTCCCAGATATAACTGGTCTTCTGGTGCAATTTATTCTGCATATGACGATGCGTCAGTAGGATATCCTGCTCAGTCATACTATGTTATGAATGACAATAACCAAGTATACATGTGTATTCAACAATCTAGAAATGCGGCAGGACAAGCACAGACATCAACTGTTCAACCTACAGGTAATACAACGGGTGTTGCATTTGATACCGCAGACGGTTACATTTGGAAATTCTTATACTCTATCAGTGCTTTAGACGCAAACAAATACATCTCTGCAAACTATTTACCAATTAAATTACAGGGTGCAACTGACTCAGATTCACCCGCTGCTGACGTTGAACAACTTGCAGTTCAGAATGCGGCAATTATAGGACAAATTACAGGTTATCAGGTTGATTCGGGTGGTAGTGGATATTCAAGCACACCAACAGTCAACGTAACAGGTAACGGAACAAAGGCAAAAGCAAACGCAACAATTTCTGGTGGACAAGTAGTTAAAGTAGAACTTATCGATAGTTCTGGTGCATACACATTAGGTTCAGGATATGACTATGCAGATGTTACTATAACGGGTGGTGGAGCTCCAACTAAACCAGCCGCAGTTAGAGCAGTTATTAGTACTCCAATAGGACTTGGGGGAGACCCAAGAGATGACCTTCGTGCTACCTCAATTATGTTTAACGCAAAACCATCTGGTGCAGAAGGAAATGACTTTATTATTGGTAATGACTTCCGTCAAGTTGGTTTAATTAGAAATTTAAAAGATAGTGCGGGTACAGTAGACTTCACTGCCTCTACAGGTATTGGTCTAAAGAAACTAGTATTATCAAGTGTAACTCAAGGGTTTACCGCAGATAACCAGATATTAGGTTCAACTTCTGGAATCAAAGCATTGATTGATAAAGTAGACTCTTCTAATATATGGTATCACCAAACCGAAGAGACTGGTTTCGGTAATTTTGGTTCAGGTGAGAACATATCAGAAACAAATGGTAATGGTGCGGGAGTTCTAAACGGTTCTTTCCATCCATATGTAAACCCAGAAATTGACACTTTCTCTGGAGAAGTACTCTACATAGATAACCGTGCAGCGGTTACTCGTAGTGCTGACCAGACTGAAGATATTAAAATCGTAATCCAAATTTAAGGTATAGACATGCCAAAGACATTTACATCTAACGTATTCCAATCAACCTATAAGGATGATTTTAAGGACAGTGATAATTATCATCGTGTCCTTTTTAACAGTGGTAGAGCGGTTCAAGCACGTGAACTTACTCAACTACAAACAATCATTCAAGAGGAAATCGGGAGATTTGGTCGGAACGTCTTTAAAGACGGTGCTGCCGTAAATCCAGGCGGCCCTCACGTCAATAGTGATTATGAATTTATTAAACTAGATACTTCAGTAAGAACTTTACCAGACGATACTTCTGTTTTAATAGGACTTGAGTTCACACATGCCGCAACAAGTACTGCTGCAAGAGTTCTAGAGGTCGTGACTGCTACAGGTTCAGACCCAGCAACACTATATGTTCAATACACAAACACCTCTGGTGGTGACGTTGGAACAAACCCAGTTCGTATGCAATCGGGTGTAGATATCACAAGTGGTAGTTTTACATTTACAACACAATCAACAAACACTATTGCAAACCCTGCTGTAGGACGTGGTTGTCAAGTATCAAATGCTGCGGGTGATTTCTTTACTCGTGGTCATTTTGTATTCGCTAAACCTCAATCACTCATTATATCAAAATATACAAGATATCCTACTAAAGTTATTGGTTTTAAAGTAACAGAAGATATTATTACTGTTGCGGATACTAATGAATTGTATGATAATCAGGGTGCAAATCCTAACCTATCTTCGCCTGGCGCTGATAGATACCGAATTAAACTTACTTTAACAACAAAAGATGACGTTGCCTCAGATGAAAACTTTGTCTTCTATTGTGATATTGTTGATGGTAATGTAGTTGACCAAGTAACTGGTGCAGATAATTACAATGCACCTAATACACTTGTTGCACAAAGAACAAAAGAAGAGAGTGGAGATTATATTGCAAAAGACTTCACTGTTGATTTCAGTGACTCAGCGACTAATCTAGTCGCATCTGTATCAGATGGTGTTGCATATGTAAACGGACATCGTGGTGCAACAGAAAAACCTACACCTATTACTATTCCAAAACCAAGAACTGATGTAACTTTAGAGAATGAAGTAACTGGTATTAGTTATGGTCAATTTGTCTTATGTAGTGAACTAAAGGGCGACATTGGTTCATTGTTTAAGACAGTTAATCTATCAACATCTACTACTAATCCTGCTGCAAGTATTACAGGTACAGCAAGAGTTCGTTTTGTAGAAAAGAGTGGTGTTAATTTTAAAGTCTATCTATTTGATATCAAGATGAATAGTGGACAGTCTTTCCGAAATATTAAAACACTTGGTACTAGTACAACTAATAGAGCAATCCCTGTTTTTGAATCTAGTAAAGCAGTGATTAAGGATGCAACTAAAGTAAACTTAGTATATCCTCTTCCTAATCCAAGACCAAGAGCAATTACAGACGTTGACTTTGAAGTTCAAAGAGTTTCTGCTACGATTTCTAATTCTTCAAGTTCATTCTCTATGCCTAACTTGACTGTGACTGGTGAAACCTATACCAATACAAGTGATTGGATTGTTATTAATGCATCTACTGGTGCTGTACAAACTGGTGCAACTTTTGGTACTTCTGGTACTACCTCTATGACTGTTAGTAATGTAGCATCTGCTAATGCTATCGTATATCATAAAATTAACAAAGCATCCCCAGTAGTTAGACCAAAGACATTAACCGATGCAACTGCAACCGCAACATTATCAACCGATTCTTTAACTGGTGCAAAATATCTAGATTTAGGTAAAACTGATGTCTATAGTGTACAATCAATTAGACTAACTAATTCTGGTGGTACAGATATCTCTCATCAATTTACTGTTGATGATGGTCAACGAGCAGGATTCTATGGTAATGGTCGATTAGTATTAAATGGTGGAGAGACTCAAAACGGAACAGTTTACTGTGCATTTAAACATTTTGTTCATGGTAATGGAGATTACTTCTCAGTTAACTCTTACGAAGGTAAGGTTGATTATGACAAGATACCCGCATTCAAAGTCGGGCCTAGAACATCCGTAAACTTACGTGACGTAATTGATTTCCGTTCTGCGGTAAACTCTAGTAATGTATTTACTACTTCATCACAAAATGAAATCCCTGCTAATGGTGATATCTTCCAAGGTGACGTAACATATTATGTCCCTCGTTCAGATAAAATCGTAGTTACCGAACAAGGTGAAGTTAAAAATATTTTAGGTGAAGCAGGATTTTCTTCTCAGATTCCCGCAACCCCATCAAATACTCTAGGTCTTTTTGAACTAGAACATAACGCATATGGTCTAAATGACTCTGACGTAGTTGTAACTCCTCTCAAAGCGAAAGGATTTACAATGAAAGATATCTCTGAACTAGAGAATAGAATTGATAAGTTAGAAGAAGTAACAACTTTAAGTATGTTAGAACTTGATACATCTTCACTCTTAGTTCTTGATTCTGCTGGAAACTCTAGAATGAAATCAGGTTTCTTCGTAGATAACTTTGCAAATAGAAGTTTCTCAGACGCAGAAAACTCAGAATATCGTGCTGCTATTGACCCAACTAAAGGTTTACTTTCATGTGCAACCTTTGAAGATAACGTTGGACTTGTATATGACAGTGCCGCATCATCAAACACTATTCTTAAAGGTGATACGATATTCCTTAATTATACACATGTTGAATCAATAAGTCAACCAGTAATTTCTGGAACAGAGAACGTTAACCCATTCGCAGTTATTACTGGAGAAGGAAATCTTACTCTATCTCCAGCTTCAGATGAATGGTTTCAAACAGCATACAAACCCGCAAATGTAATTAACAAAACTGCGGAAGAACAACTAGGTGACCTAAACGAAGGTAATCTTGCAGTAGGTACTGCACAACAACGTGGATTCGCTGGCGGTAGTGGTGCATGGATGTGGTCTGGAGCGCCTTTTATTCCATTAATAGGATTCGGTGAATTCGGTATTGGTGGTGGCGGTGGTGGTATCGGCAACCTCTTTGGAGGATGGAGAGGAGCGGGTCAGTGGAACTGGTCTGGTCTAAACACCCAAAGAAGTTCAAACGGTATAAACCGAACTGGTGTGTCTACAACAAACGATGGTACATTTACTAGTAGAACTTCAAGTTTTAGTCAAAATGTAGTTGTTGGTAATAGAACAGTTCGTAAGATTGTTGGTGATAAAACTGTATCATTAACATTCCTTCCTTTCATTCGTTCTCGTGAGGTATCTTTCCGTGCAGAAGGTTTAAGACCTAACACTAGATACTTCCCATTCTTTGATGGTACAGATGTTGCAACTTTCTGTAAAGAAAAAGCATTCCAAAGACATGCAAGCGGAACGTTCCTAAGTGGTAAAGAAAATAGATTAGCTACTACTCACCCAGAGGGTTCTTCGAATTTAATATCTAACTCGAATGGTGAAATTGAAGGTTCATTCTTTATTCCGTCAAGTGAAACAAATCGTTTCCGTGCGGGAACAAGAGAATTTAAACTACTTGATATTAGTAAGAATGATGATGACGCTGCTTTATCACATGCATCAAATAACTATGTTGCTCAAGGTACATTGGATACTAGACAAGAGACTATTACATCTACTCGTATTACTCAGAAGAGAACTCGTAGATGGACCGAGACTACACGTGTCCGTAATCGTGACCCTCTTGCACAATCATTCACAGTAACAAAACCATCTGGAATGTTTGTAACTAAGGTTCAGACTTATTTTCAAAGCAAGGATACAAGTATTCCTGTTGAATTACAGATTCGTCCTATGGTAAATGGCGCTCCATCTTCTACAGAGATTATTGGTAATGCGTCTAAGTTCTTGAACCCAAGTGCGGTAAATCTTCCTGCTTCTCAAACACAAGCTGCGGTCTTAAATGCACCCACTACATTTGAGTTTGATGAACCAATCTTCTTGAATCCAGAAACGGATTATTGTATTGTTCTTCTTGCAGAATCAATTGATTATAATGCTTATGTCGCAGAGACTTATGCATTTGAACTTGGTTCTACAGAGAAACGTATTTCACGTCAACCATCTATGGGGTCATTATTTAAATCTCAGAATGGTAAGACATGGGAGCCAGACCAAACAAAAGACCTTGCATTTAAAATCTTCACTGCTGACTTTGATACTGCGGGTGGTTATGCAGTGTTTGAAAACGCTGCTCTTGAAAAAGAATCAATTTCAAGTAATCCATTCTTTACAACATCATCCGATGCGACAGTTACTATGTTATTCCCGAACCACGGTTATGATGTAAGTGATACTATCACAATTTCAGGTGCTGTTGGTGGTAATGGATTGTCTGCGGGTAATATAAACGGTAACAGAACTGTTACTCACGCAGATGGATTTGGTATTAAGTTTGAAGCGGGTAGTAATGCAAATGCGGGTGGTAGAGTTGGTGGAGATGCAGTTAAGGCAGATAGACAGGTTCTATTCGATACTGTTGTTCCAGAATTTACAACATTACAACCCGATGACACAAATATAACATATAATGTTAAATTTACTTCTGGTAAATCATTTGCTTCTATTGGTCAAACAAGATATCAAAAAGATATTACATACTCTTCTGAGATTCGTATTGGAGATGAAAACTATTTCACAACTCCAAGACTTATTGCTAAGACTGCAAACGAGTCTGTTGAACTAGGTTCAGGGGTTAAGTCTGCAACATTTAAAGTTAACATGACAACAGTCCGTGGAGATGTTTCTCCATTGGTTGATGCACAAAGAGTATCACTCAAAACTACAAACAATATTATTGATAATCAAGCAGCGGCTACTGCTGCGGGATTCAATGTTCCGTTGAACTATGTTGCAGAAACAACAGCGTTTGGTGGTTCATCACTTGCAAAACACATGACTACAGTCGGTGTTCTTGAAGAACCCGCTGTTGGTTTAAAACTAATAATTGGTTGTCTAAGACCAGTTGGTTCAGACTTTGATTTATATTGGAGAGTTGCACAAGATGGTGACAACATCTTTGATATAGATTGGACACTAGAATCACCAGAACAAACGATTGCTGCTGATGAAAGAAACTTCCGTGATTATCGTTTCCTAATTGGTGGAGACGGTGGAGATGTTGATGCATTCTCGCAATATCAATTTAAGATTGTAATGCGTACTAATAACTCTGCAAAAGTTCCTTTCTTCAAGGACTTACGTGCAATTGCAATGGCAACATAATGAAATCGTATGTTGCTATAGAAGGAAATTCATCTTTAGCAAGAGACCCAAATTCGGGGACAATTGTTAATATAAATAAAGATGAGATAAGTAA